TGAAAAGATTTTATTAGGCTATAAAGCGTATGGCGAGCTAATGAATGATCGTAGCTTTTTTGAGGAAGTGGCTGGCTCGGCAATGGATCCAAACAAACGAAAATATAAAAATATTAAAATTAAAGTTACTCAAGACGAATACCAGTTTAACGTGAAATGTCAAAAATAGGTTTAAGCATCAAGGAAAGCTCGCCAAATGGTGGGCTTTTTTATTGCCTGTAAAAAGGCAACCCATTCCTGCTGGAGTGCTGACCAGTGGAACATGCCTTTGAGTAAACTTCCTTCGGGAATCTAGACTAGGGAGTAGCGTCCCGACCTAAAGAGGATTGAAAGCAAGTAAAGCAGACCGTGCATGTTAGGTGTGTGTGATTGTGAGTAGCGGTAGATCAGTTGCCGAGCTGGTCAGTATCGTAATCTAAGGCAAGGGTGTGGCAATTTGCCATGTCCTTTTTAAAGCGCCATTAGCTCAACTGGAAAGAGCATGGGTGTTCTATACCAATGGTTGTGGGTTCGAGTCCTACATGGCGTGCCAGATTTCAAAAGAAAGCAAACCTGTCATAGATAGCGCATTACCGGAAATATTGCGCTGAGGCATCCGGTGGTTTGCTTTACTTATGAGATCAAAAGGAGAGCCAAATGCTCCAATTCTTATTATGTTTATTCGGCCTACATGGTGCGACTGAGATCGACTACACGGTTGATGATGAAGAAATCAAGGTGTGTCGTGATTGTATGAAAGAAATAAAGTGACTTAATTCAATTTAATCGTTAAAATCACTTAGTAATTAATAGTTTATTTTTAAAACGAGTTAGATCTCAAATATAATACATATTATCTTACCGATTATTCAAAATCTCCACATTTTGGATTTCAAGTTTCGCCCACATCGACCCCAATGATGTGGGTTTTTTTTGACTAAAAAATTGCCGAACGTATTACGGCATATAGAACCCCGCTGAGATAACAAACTTGGCGGGGTTTTTCTTTTCTTATTGGTGATTACATGACAGATAAAGTACAAGCGAAACAAGACTTAGAATTTTGCAGTGCTGAGCTGTCTAAGTATCAGAATCTCAGTAGATCTGGATTGACGCGTAATGAGCTGCTGGCAATTGACGGCATCATGGTTAAGCTGAAAGAGCGGATTAAGAATTTACGTGAAGCGCTGTATGCGTGATGTTAAGCGATTAGCAGCAATACGCACACTACCTTGCGTAAGGTGCGGTAATCCTAATAGCCAAGCAGCTCATTCAAATTCAGCAAAGCATGGTAAGGGTAGATCAATTAAAGCCAGTGATGAGTTCACAGTGCCGCTATGCCATTCATGCCACCATCGGTTCGATACCTTTCAATTGGGTAATCGGGCTGAGAGTGAATCGATGTTTGATCAATGGTTGGTGAGAGTGAATCGGATGTTAGTGATGGAAGGTAGAGAGGTGTTTTGATGAATGGCTCTCAAATATTCAATTTTTCTGCTTTTACTGTTAGTGATTTGGTATCATTAACCTAGAGGTAAGGTGCTATGCTCATAAATCGTGATCGTGAAAAGCTTCTGCATTCTGTAGCGTTTTTTGCAAAAAACGTAGAGAAGTGCGGAAAGATCAAATTGTTCAAGCTTTTATATTTTCTTGACTTTGAACACTATAAATTAACTGGTCGCAATGTAACTGGAATGGATTACTTTGCATGGCAAATGGGGCCTGTGCCAGTAGAGTTATTTGATGAAATAAATTCGCCTGAACCAGATATGGCAGAAATTTTAAGCTTCAAGGAAATCCCTGTGTACCAGGGTAAGAATACAATGCTTAAGGTAGAAACCAAAAAAGACTTTGATTCTAGTTATTTTACAAAACGAGAATTAAGGATTATGAATGACCTTGTGGCTGCCTATAAAGACACTCTTGCTGACGATATGATTGAGGCAACGCACTTGGAAAATTTACCTTGGCATCAAATCTACAATATTGAAAACAATAAACGCGGTCTAATTCCATACGATCTTGCTTTTAGAAGACAAGAGTATGATGAAATGAAGCGTATTGCTCAGGACCGGTTAGAGGTTATTGAAAAACTATCATGACGCCAGGATCGGTATTTTTTGACACTAATTTTAGTTTTCATGATGGTGAGTCAGGGGAAAAGCTTTTTGTTGTGCTTGGTTGGGATAGCGGGGTTGCAATTGTAGCCAAAACCACATCAAGACAACACGGCAGAGGGACAACGTTTGGTTGTCAGCCAAATGATCGATTGCATAATTTTTACCTCCCCCAGCACTCTTGCTACTTTAAGAAATGTACCTGGGTTTGCCTGAATGAATTTTATGAGCTAAATGCAAATGAAGTCCTACAAAAAAGATTTTCAGGGATTATTAGTCCTGTTTGTAATTTAACTTCGGATATATTGAAGAAATTGCAATTGTGCGCATTAGAGAGCCTGGATATATCAGGTAGGCATGAGAATATTATCGAATCATCATTAGTTTGATATAACAGTTATTGAGAAGGCGCTATTAGGCGCCTTTTTTATTTGGAGCAGGAAATGCAAAAAGCCGTGTTTCCTATCCAGAGTCATGCTGACATCACTAAAGCCATTAACTACATGCATACCAATTACACCCAGGCGATTAATGAGGGTAAGCCGTTAAGGGTGGTGATTGATCGGAAGCAGGATGATAGATCGACAGCACAAAACAGACTCATGTGGATGTGGCTTGGCCAGATAGAGAAAAAGACTGGTCAGGATAAAGACTCACTGCATTACGAGTTTAAGAAACGCTTTCTGATTTATATCTATCGTCGTGATGATCAGGATTTTGCTGAGATGTGTGATTCCATTGCCAAAGTAAAGCAGTCTGAACCAGATGAGTATGAAACCATTGGTAAACAGGTAATCAGACTTTGCAGTACAACCAAGGCGACAGTGAAGCAGATGACCGAGTATTTGAATTACGTGCATGACTTTGCTGTGGTGAAATTGGGTGTGCATTTGACTGTGCCGGATGATTTGAAGTGGTGTTTTGATTGACGTGTTATAAATGCTTGAATATTCTCATTGCTCGAAGATTAGGTATATTTAGGTAATAAGAATGCTTATTAAAATTGATGAATATGTTCTGAATACAGATCAAATTACAAAAATTCATGTAGACCCTCATGGATACTTTGTAATTGTGTACTTCTCACAAGATAATTTTGAGCGATTTAATTTTCCAGACTACACGAGCCAAGAACGCTTTTTAAAACAGATTGGCTTAGAAAATTACTTCGCATAGTCCTTAAGATAACCAAGACCTCCCCCAGGAGGTTTTTTATTGGGTGCAGTTTATGGACATAGGTGACTATTTCTGGAAAACCAAGAAGCGTCCAATCAAAACCAAACCCCGCAATAAGCCACTACCGAAAGCTAAAGAAAAATACTTAGAAGCAGAAGAAACCCTATTTCAAGAATTAGAAGAACATGCCATTGGCTATGAGCGCAAATTTCAATTTGAACATACTAAAAACTGGCGATTCGATTTTCATATTGTAAAGCTGAGGCTTCTTATTGAAATCGCTGGAAGTCCATGGTCTGTTGGCCGTGGTGGAAGGAAGATCGCAAACGCATTTAATAAATATGATTTAGCTGAAGATATGGGTTACAGAATTGAGCGTCTTGAGCCACATCAAATTGAATCAGGGTATGCGATTCGATGGATTCAAGGTCAATTAAAGAGATTAGAAGATGGAACAGTTCAGACCATTCCCACCGACGGAGCTGATTGATCAGGCTGAGCAAGAGGAAGCCATTCGTTTGGCACCGGCACCAGAGCTTAAAGAATGGGTCTTTAAAAATTGGCTAACTTTAGGTGGTGAACTGCATAACCCGGATCATGATCATATTGCTGAACTACTCCATGACAATGAAGAGTTCCTTGCATTCGCCTGGGCTTCATCTGCCGCCGTGGCAAAAAAACGTATGGTATTGGGACAATGTGAAAAGGTCATGTTTAACCAAGGTGGCTGGAAGAAAGCACGTCAAGAACAGCAAATGCGTGATTGGTACGGCTTTGTACCTCAGTACCTGATCACTGTGGATGCTGCATTCTGTGAACAGGCTTCAGATCGTGAATTCTGCCGGTTGATTGAGCATGAGCTGTATCACATTGGGGTTGAGCGCGATGAAGATGGTGAAATCATTTATAGCGATATGACCGGACTGCCTAAGCATTATTTGGCTGGCCATGATGTTGAAGTGTTCTTTGGTGAGACCAAACGGTGGGGTGCAGACGAAACTGTGAAGCGATTGGTTGAACTTTCAAAACAAGCGCCGTTTGTATCTGAAAAAAGTATGGCTGCGTGTTGTGGGAACTGTGTCATAGGTTAAATTTTTTTGCCTATCTTCCTTGACGTACCTTGACGGATAGAGAGAAATGGCAACATTAAATAAGAAGCAAAAAATCTTTATAGTTCGTTCACTTGCAGTTTTTAACACACCACAAGAAACTGTATTGCTCGTCAAGGAAGAATTTGGCTTGGAGGTCTCCAGACAACAAGTTGAAACCTATGACCCAACTAAGCGAGCTGGTAAAGATTTAAGTACTGAATTGAAATCTGAATTTGAAGTGGCTCGTAAAGAATTCTTAGATACCCCTCAAAACATTCCAATAGCGAATTTGTCTGTTCGTTTACAGCGTTTAGAAAATCAATATCAAAAGCACGGCAAGAATCGAGTAGCGGCATTAAGTATATTGAAGCAGGCTGCCGAAGATATGGGTGGTAAATATACCAATCGTCAAGAAATCACTGGTAAAGACGGCGAAGCATTACAAACAACAGTTGTGCACGCTACCCAAGACCAAGTCGAAGCAGCAGTGAAAAAGGCCCAAGAGGAATATTAAATGGATCTGCAAACACAGGTTGAAAAGAAGCTGTGTGAAGATGAGCATTTATATTTCACCCGGCGTTTCTTCAAGCCCCGGATGGGCTTCAAATTTACGGTGAACTGGCACCATGTTTACATCTCATGGATCATTGATCAGGTGATAGCTGGTGAGATTGCCAACGTGGTTATCAATGTCCCACCTGGAGCCGGAAAAACTGAACTGACCACCAACTTAATTCCACGTGGCTTAGCTTTAAATGCCCGGTCACGGTTTTTGTATTTGTCCTTTTCCCAATCACTGGTAGAAGGTGTTTCAGATACTGCGCGTGACATTGTGAAGTCGAAAGACTATCGCCAAATGTGGGATTTGACAGTATCCAACAGTACTGATTCAAAGAAAGAATGGAAAATCACGGTTGAGGACTATGACGTTGGTCATGTGTATGTTGCCTCTATGGGTGGACAGGTCACTGGACGACGGGCAGGAACACTCGCAGATGATGGATTTACTGGCTGTATCATCATTGATGATCCGTTAAAGCCCGAAGATGCTTTCAGTAAGATCAAGCGGGATGCAGCGAATCGGAAGCTACTGAACACGGTGAACTCCCGTAAAGCTAAGTCTGATACACCGATCATCATGATCATGCAGCGTCTTCACACTGAGGATCCAACCAATTTCGTCATGACGGGCAATTTACCTGGTGAATGGACTCAGATATCCATCCCGGCACTGATTGATGATAAGTACATTGCAACCTTGCCAGACCACATACAAAAGTTGGTACCGCGAGATGCTGAACGAGATGTGCAGGGGCGCCAAAGTTACTGGCCAAAGAAAGAATCATTGCAATCTCTTTTGCAGCTTGAGAGGGGTGGTAAGGACAAAGAAGGTGCCACAGTATCCCGTTATACATTTTCAAGCCAGTACATGCAGCAGCCTAAGAAACTTGGCGGTGACCTGATTAAGTCTGAGTGGTTCGGGTTCTATAAAGAACATCCAGAGCTACAGTGGCGCGCCGTCCTTGTTGATACAGCGCAGAAAACCAAAGAGCACAATGACTACTCTGTATTCCTACTTGTAGGCATGGGGATAGATGGCAAGCTGTACTTGCTTGATCTTTTACGTGGCAAATGGGAAGCACCGGAGCTAAACCGTCAGGCGAAAGCCTTTCTGGATAAGCATAAAGAATACACCTGGCATACCAAGCCTATTCGCTACATGAAAGTAGAGGATAAGGCATCTGGTACCCAACTGATCCAAACACTCGGTACTTACTCTGGTGTTGCTGTGATTCCCGTCCAGCGT